TGCATTGTTGTTAAAGGTGCTTGTGCTGTTTGTTGTGCTAAATTCATGGCAGCCTCTGTACCAAATTCTTTTGTTAAACTAGCAGCAGCTGATGCGTCAAGACCTCCCGCTGCTTGGACCGCAGGTGTTCCGCCACCTAAACCAGCTCCTTTAAATAGTGCTCCACCTATACCAGCAAATAAAGCACCTAACCCCATTGATTTAAAAACATTTCTTGTTGATTCACCTCTAGCTAAGGCTGAGACGGCTCCAATCCCACCACCTATAAGAATGGGTAACATGAGTCCTTGTAAGGCCATAAAAAAATCTCCTATATAAATACTGTTATTCTACTCTGTATCACAAGGTTTTTCAACACCTTGCTTTGTCATCTCGTCTAAAAGTCTACCTGTATACTGAAATTCACCTACATGAGTTATGTAATCATTAATATAACAATACATTTTACCACCGATGTTTTTCCACAAACGACAGAAAGCAAAGTCTTCACCAAAATATCTTTTTGATTGTGTGTCATAATATGTATCAAAAAAAGCATAAAAGTGAGGTCTATCTATAAACTCTCCATCTATGACAGTTTTTTGTTTTATATCCATATTTGGGTATTTGTCTATTAGCTTTGAAAAAACATCTCTCTTAATTAACATACAACCAGTTGGCGCATGAGTAACTTCAACAACCCCATCTTCTACTGAAATATCATGCTCTTCATCTTTTAATAAAATTGGGTATTGAT